TTGTGAAGTGGATTCTCCCTGTTCAACAAAAAATTGAAGAGGGTATTGATGATTATTATGTCCAGTTCCCTGATGATTTGTTGGAAGCAGCAAATCTAAAAGAAGGTGACCAAGTACAATGGATTGACCGTGGTGATGGTAGTTTTGAAATGAGGAAAGTAAATGGCATTAAGTGAATCAGTTGAAGAAAGTCTGAAAGAAGCAGAAGCAAATCTACGAAATGCTCTGGCATATGCGGCACGTCAGGAGAAACCTTTTGTTTCACGTGTGATCTCTGAAATGATTTGTCGTATAGATAGTTTGATCAAGACAGATCAACTTTTGGACAAACTGGAAGATAGAATGAAAGACTTTGGAGATGATAAAGGTTCTTTTGGATCTTTCTTTAGTTGAGAACCGTTACTCAATCCCAAAGAGAATATTAAGAAACCTCATATCTCCATTAAATACTGTTATGATATAGGTATAAATACGGGAGCAATCTATGACACTTTCATCGGGAAAACAAAATAATCTTACTGCTGAAGAATGGAATGAAATGATTGCACTTAAAAATGCAATCAATGAACAACCACAGTCTGTAATTCCCGAAAAAATGGAAGAGTTTACTGAATATCTTGTTAGAAGTTTGAGGGAAAAGGGTGGTTGAGTCCACTTTAAAAACTGTCACAACACCCCTTGCGTAACCACGTAGGGGGTGTTATATTATTTGTATTGAATGATTTTGCAATGATCAATCTTCGTCCTCACCAACTGCGCGTTGATTCTAAAATGCAAAAATATCCGAAGGGTCAAATTCATGAACCCACTGGTGCTGGCAAGACTCTGAATATGATCTTCGACGCCATTCGCCAATTTGAGTCTAAAACCACCCAGACTATTGTTGTTGTTGCTCCTCGCATTTTGCTTGCTGAGCAGCTTTCTTCAGAGTTTCTTGAGCATATTGTTGATGTTGAAGTGATGCATGTTCACAGTGGCGAAACTCATCACTTCAGCACTACCAAACCTGCTGACATTGCTGTTCATGCTGGTATGTGTGCCGCTGCTAATCGTCATCAGTTGATCTTCACAACCTACAATTCTCTGAATCGTCTGCAAGCAGCAGAGATTGAAGTCGATACGATTTACTTTGATGAAGCACACAATTCAGTCCAACGTCACTTTTTCCCTGCTACGGAGCACTTCGCTGCTGTTGCTAACCGCTGCTATTTCTTTACTGCTACTCCTAAACATTCTGCTACTATTTCCAAACCTGGCATGAATGACAGTACTGTTTATGGGCAGGTAATTTGTCAGGTTCCTGCACCTGAACTAGTTGAGGGTGGTTATATTGTCCCTCCCCAAGTCTATGTGAAGCAACTTCCTATGCTCGCAAAGGGTCAGCAGGTTGCAGAGCGTGATTGTGAGAATATTATGGATACTATTGACGAACACCACAAAACTAAGATTTTGATCTGCGCTAAGGCAGTCAAACAGATCGTCAATCTTATATCCCAATCTGACTTTGTCAATCAACTTCAGTATCGCGGATATTCTTACATGTATATCAGTGCTAAGACTGGTGGTGTGATTGACGGTCAAAAAGTGAATCGTGAGGTCTTCTTTGATACGCTGAGTGCATGGGGAAAAGACAACAACAAAAAGTTTGTTGTTCTCCATCACAGTATTCTGTCTGAGGGTATCAACGTTTCTGGTCTTGAGTCCGTGATCTTTATGCGTTCCATGGATTATATTGGAATTTCCCAAACTATTGGTCGTATTATTCGACTTCATCACGACGACGTAAAAGGTCTTCGCGATGGTTCAATTCAACCTGGAAATCTTGACCAGTACACCAAATCTTTTGGTCTTGTGTGCATTCCTGTATTCAGTAATGCTGGTATCAGTACCGCTAAAAAAGTGCAATCTGTGGTTGATACTATCTTCCACAAAGGTGAGGCAGCAGTTTCTGTGGTGAAGCGATGATTGAGGGATTTATTATTGGTAAAGGTGAGTATGCTGCCGTACCCTTTGGGAAGCAACTAATGATTATCCACAACGGTCAACAACTCAAAATATGTCGAACAGAGCAATCTGCAAGGAATTTTGTTCAACAACATAAAAAGGCACAACGGGGCAGGACCAAAGGTGCTAGTGGTCCTATTGGGTAAAATTTCAAAAAAATCGGGTTTTTTGTCCAGTGGTGGACTGGGATCTCAGTTGGACTACATTGAGATTTTGGTGGGATACCACAGAGTCCATGAAAATCCAGTCTGAGAACCGTCCACCAATTTGCCCACCAGCTGCTGTGTGGTGCCATAATACCTAGGTAATCGAGAGACACCGAATGCAACTGTCCGCAATCTCTGAAATCGATGGAAAACCATCGATGGTTGTTGATTATTATCCTGTGAAGTTACCTTTTGGTGATATTTCTTCTCGTCATATGCTCAAGGTTGTTTCTTTTCGCGGTGTCGATACTATGAGCAAAAAGTTTATCACTAAGCGTGAGTTTGAGCGTGAAATGGATGAGCGCATTGGTATGGGGTATCAGGTAACTGATTTCCACACTATTCCCCAACTTGGCAATCCTATGAATGGCGCTTGCTGAACTGTCCACACCACCCCCATATGGGGTGGTTTTACCTCTATACTGAGTACAACACACTAAAATCTGAAATGGCAACTCGCTCTCGTATTGGCATTCAACTCGCTGATGAATCTGTACTCTCCGTGTACCACCACTGGGATGGTTATCCTGAATGGTTGGGTCGTATCCTGAAGACGCACTACAATAGCAAAGAACTTGCTGCCGAACTGATTGACGGTGGTGATATGAGTTCCTGCTGGGCAGAGAATAAAGAACCAGAGTATTATTCTCAACGTGGTGATAATTGCCCTCCTCGTCTTGATGCTGACCTGTGTGAGTATCTTCTCCCTGATAATAGCGAAGAGTATGCTTATGTGTTCCGTAATGGTGAGTGGGTGTGCTATAATATGAATCAGTTCGACGATACTAAACTCCCCGAAATCGTTGATATCCCCTCTGCTGCTCTTGCTGTTTGATTATGAAAACTTCTACTGCTCTTGGTGTCGTATTTGCTGCTGTTGTTATTGTAACAGCAAGTCTATTCTTTGAAGCATGGTTGCTTGGTCTGATTCTGTCTTGGTTCAGTGTATCATTGACCTTCTGGCAGAACCTTGCTATTATTGCTCTTGCTAATATGATTTTTAAGAATACTGGAGGTTCTTCTAAATGATTGAGATTATGGCAGGATTTGCCTTTGGTTATTGTGTAATGGATCTTGTGACTAAAATCTATCAAGGAGTGAAAAAATGAAACCTGATAACACTGTTCGCAACTTTTTTATTGTTGGATCTTCCTTCTTTGTATCGCTAATTATTATCAGTTCTGTTGTTGGCCCAGTGTATAATGTATGGGCACAATCTCTTGCTGGTAAAGCAGAACTGCAAAAGGCAGAATATACTCGTCAGGTAGCAGTGCTGGAAGCACAAGCAAAGAAAGATTCTGCTCAACAACTTGCTGAAGCAGAGATTATTCGTGCTGGTGGTGTTGCTAAGGCAAACCAAATCATTGGTAACTCACTGAAAGATAACCGTGAGTATCTTCAGTATCTGTATATCACTGGTATTGAAGAAGGTTCACAAAAAGGTAACGTGACGATCTATGTTCCCACTGAAGGTGGTATGCCCGTTCCTACCCTGCAGATAAACAAATGAACCGTAAGTATATTGTCGCTGGATTGATTGGTTTTGCTGCTATTCTTGGGTGGAATGCTTTTCTAATCCAGCGTGATGATAAACTCTATGACGCATATTATCGTTCTAAAGCAATAGAGAATCTCAAGAAACCTGCGGAAAAAGTAGTAAAATTCTAGTCTACTAACTGACACACATTCAAGTAATTTGGGACCTAAAAATGAATCTTTCTGAATTTATCGAAGAATTTCGCGAAATTGAAATCTATGATACTACTCCAGAAGACTGGATGGGAAATCTTTACTGTGACGACTATTGGGATCCAGATCCTGAACTGGCATACTGAACGCTCTGAGGGCCCCCTGGCACCCTATAATACTTTCATACGCAACCAATCAATGACTGCCACCTTCGCGGACTATGCTGCTCAGCAAGAGGCACGGAAGAACATTGCAGAGGCAGTCCTGGGGCACACCTATGCCCTCTGTGAGGCGCTTCGCCAGAACTTCATTCAGTACAGCATTCGTTCACACAAATGCAGTATTGAGAGTGGTGATAGTGTTGACTATCATAATGCTTGCATTCAAGACCTCAAAAATGGTAACTGTGGTTATGAGTTCTACCCTGAGACGGGTCGCAAATATCACAAAATCATTATGAATGTGAATGGTTCTCGTTCGGTTCACGCTTTTGTGGATAAGAAGACTGGTGAAGTTTACAAGTCTGCATCATGGAAATCACCTGCTAAAGGTGTTCGTTACGATCTGCGCCTTATCAAAGATCGTGAATGGTTGCTTTCTAATGCAGACTGGGCAGGTTCTTATCTGTACACGAAATGATTAACACAATGAAAACTCTTGAGAAAATCCTTCGAAATATGACAAAGGAGCAAATTGAAAACTTTTTCCACGAATGTGAAATTGAGGCAACAAAGTATGAAGTGACTCTTGATTATTATTTTTCCGAGTTTCTATGAGTGATTCTATGAGTGAAAAATTAAAACTAATCTTGTGTCTACAACAAGTAGATAATATTTCAAATTTAATTCGTGATAATGAATGCGAAGACTTTTTAATTTCTCGCCTTATCTCTTTAAAAGTTGAATTTGAACGTCAATTACAATTGACAAAGACCAAAGACCATGCTACTATCAAGGAGTAATTTCGAAAAACAAATGAAGTATCTTTACATTGTTCGTTACTGGGTTCCGTTTCCTTCCTCTGAGTATGGCGGAGTAATCAGTGTAATTGCTAACAATGATGTTGAGTGTCATGACATTTTGCTTGCCTGGCGCGACGAATGTGACTCTACATATGATTCAAATATCATGGAAGAAGTTAAACTTGCAGTTAGGTATGAACTGAATTCCCAAGTTGAATATAAGTCTGGAATTGTGGATTCTTTCACCACTTGATCATGATCGATTTCCCCCACAATGCCCCAGAGGGTTATTCATATGAATTTGAAAACGTTAAGCGTGATACTATCCGTATTATGTTACGTTTTCATAAAAAATTTGATTATAACCTAGGAAAACCTGTAGCAACAGTTTGGGGATTCTATAATTCAAAGAAAAATAAATACTTCGCACCAGTAAATTCTACGACCATTGGAAAAGAAGTTGATATAAAGTCAACTCGTCCTTGGTCCGCAATGAAAATTAATCTGACCCCTCTTGAGCTTGCCTTCTATGACTAAACAAACTCAAATTGATTTGATTGAAAACTTTTATTGTGACAGGATTAACTATCTTGTAGACAACGAAATGTATCTTGAGGCACATTCTATTTTTGAAGAATTTGTGGTGAATGATCAAGAACCGACTGATTATCTTTTTATTGCTCTGGTAAGTTGATATAAATTGTATGTTTATCTTCGGAGAAAAAGTTCACTACAAGAAATTATTTGGAACAGTAAACTTTGTCTGTGCAAATTACATTACTATTCTTGTGAGGGAAGGTAAACACAAATCGCAAGATATTAATGTTCTGGTTTATCCAGAAGACTATGAAAACGTAATCGACTTTGATTCAAAATGATCAATCATTCTTAATTCAATAAATGCAATTAATGTGGAGACTGTGGGCTAAGGCGTTAGGAGAAAAAGCTCACAAAAGTGATCGAATTGCAGATAAGATAGCAATTATCCGCACAGTGATCTTTATGACTTATTTGATTACTAATATTTTTATTTGTGCGGGAGTTATTCGTCATTGGAATGGAAAACCCATTGAAATTTACATCGAATATGTTGACAGAGAACAATCACATTTGCTATAATTTTTATGATTGAAACTTTGATTGCTGGACTTGCTTGTGGCATTGCAACGTTTTACGGAGTAGGAGACGGATTTCATGGACAAACGACTGCTAACGGTGAGCGGTTTGACGCTTATCGTTGGACTGCAGCTCACCCTTATCTACCTATGGGTAGCAAAATTAGGGTAACAAATCAAAACAACGGAAAGCAAGTTATTGTACGGGTAAAT